GTGTTGGATCTGTGTTGTTTATCCCTGAACTGCTGTTTATCACATAAACCAACTGCTTCTTGTAAATCTGTCCAGGCTGCAAATATGCTACATGTATTGGCGCTGAGCTAGCCGGTACTTGAAATGTTGGAATCTCTATCACTTTCGGAAGCACGGTAGCGAGAGGCATCTCACCGTCTGCGCCTAATCCACCTTCTGCAGCTATCTCTGCTGCAGTCACTCTTTCATATGTAATTGTTATTACGAAGTTAGCATTTATTGTTACTCCGGATGGTGCTGATCCTGTAAGTATACTAAGTATTATATTCTGAACCATTGTAGCAGGGAAGCGAGCGAGATCAAACTCCCACATAACGTTAAGATTAACGCTTCCTCCTGCTGGTACGCTAGTTCCGGGCGCCGGATAGGCTGGATTTTGCCCTTTAGTTGTGTAGTACATTAAAATGCCGAGACCTACTCCCGAAGTGGAATATAACGTCTTAGAGCCTTCATATGAAAGATTGAACGTCTGAACGAGATTGTATGGGAAAGGCGCTGATGGAAGAGTAACAGCGCTAGTACCGCCATTATTTAATGTGCCTATCAACTGAACGCGGATTTTTCTGATGAAATTGTTTCTAGGGATTTTTATGGGTATATTTGTCCCTGCAGTCCACGCGTAAGTCTGTTGTAATGTTTCTGTATAGATTTCCCCCATTTTTCACCACCTTTTTATAATCTCACGAATTTGTAGAGTGTTAGTCCTGCCCATACTCCTACTGTTATTACTACCAAGAGAATTACATAGTGCATAGTCTCTTTCATATGTCCTCAAAAATTCTATCTCAGATTTTTTCGCTATAAACCTTTCCTACGTTAAGAAAACTGATTTTCTGAAATTTTGATTTTTTCATCAAAGTAGCTAAAAAGACGGTAGAGTCTGCTGTGAAAACAAAGTTTTCAGTGTGAGAAGTTTCAGAAAAGTTAAATCGGCTTATGGACTTTTAACGTTTGACTATTCACGTCGTAGATCAAAAAGTAGTACTGCTTTAAGCTTTTGACTTTCTCAGCTGCTTCCGTGCTAATGTACTTCGAAATCCACTTCAATTCGTTAGGCTCTCGTGTGTAAAAGAGTATGATTAGGTCAGCTTGCTTATAGACAATCGGCATTAGATCATAAACTCTCTGTGTACTTAATATAAGTCCTATCCCTGCGTGTCGATTCGCATGTAATGCCTCATCGATTGCCGGCGTAACTTTCTGTCTATATTTGAAGTGATAATAAGCTTCATCTATAATGAGAACACTAGTTCCCCACTTTTTCGCATGTAGTTTTGCAGCATTCCATAATTTTTCAAAAAATGTGTCATTCTTTTCTCTGTCGTATATCACTACGTATTGCTTACTTACTATGTCTGAAAGTGTAGTAGCGTTATAGCCAAACTTCGCATATTCCGAACCTGACCGTAACAAGTTGTGATCATCAATAATATAGCTAATTCTATGGACTTTCAACACTGGAATAAAGTAATGCTTAATTAAATAGCTCTTACCGCTCCTCTTCCTTCCTATTATGATTATGATATCATCAGGATTCATCCTCGATCCCTGCTAAGAAATAATCTTCAAGCTTATTGTACATGTCTGCTAATTTTCCTCTGAATTCATCATTGGTTTCGCATGCTAAAACTAGAACGTAAAAGAATTGGAGGGAGCCACTTAGAGGTGCCGCTTCTTTGAATTGGGCTGAAGCTTCTGATATTCCATCTAAGAAAATCTTCACAACTTGGCACTCCTCAAATCGTGGCTGGATCTTTCCTTCTCTAAGCAATTTTAGATATTCCTTCGCTTTCGGATCTAGACCGGATTCGGCGATTTGGCTTATCAGATTTACTATGGCACTACTTGGGGCTTTCATATTTCCATCTCCTCCATCACTGTCATCTGTGATTTCACCTTATCCTTTTCACTTAGATCTGATTTGTTCCCCTCACCTTTCCATTGCTTCTTTTCTTCCTTCCCTTCTTTCTCCTCTTCGGTGCTCTTGAAGTACGTGACAATAGCTACTATATCGCTAGCTGCTGCGCCTACTGAGCCTACTCCTAGAATAAAGAGTTGAACATATCTTTCGTTCAAAAGACCTAATGCATCAAGTAATTGATAATAATATTTTCCGTGGCTCTTTATACGTTCGTCCGGAATTATGTCGTTTAATTCTACATCTTTCTTGTACTTCGCGCTTAATATCCTTACAACTAGTTCTAAAAGCGCTCCATAAGCTAACGCTACTACTTCCTCATTGATCTCTAAAGGTTTTTGCCCTGTCTCTGTGAGTTCCGGAAGCTCTGACGCTTCCCCTTCTGTCTCTCCTTCTTCCTTCTTTTCTTCTTGTACGTTGAGTTTTAAGCTCTCGTCCACTTTTTGCTCATTTTCCGCTGCTTGTTTCAGCTTTATTTTTGACTTAATCGCTCTCAGATATTCGCGCGGATGCTTATTATTCCACCAACTCTCTATCCCTTTAACGACACACTGCTCATCAACACCGTTATCAAGCAAATCCTTAATAACGTCCATCCTTTTGCGTCCTTTGATTACAATCTCCTTACCGTTCACTATCAATTTCTCTGGCTCTGGAGCGAAGAATTCACTAGCGCAAATCTTAGTTATGTCCTGTTGAGGGTCGTATATCTCACTCATTCTTTACCACCGCTCCACTGTGAATTAATATCGCATCTATACTCACGGGATCTATCCTTGCTATTACCTCTTTCACCTGATTTTCATTATTAAGAGGTAACTGTATAATCAATTCTATATACGAATCTGTTATTTTCGTAACCGTCCCTACGAAATCTATATTTCCTGTAAATATCTCTACAGTCATACCTTCTTCGATTCCTTCGAGAGCTTCTTTTCTCATTATTTCCTCCACCTCCTCCAAATGTAAATGATTAACATGATCAAAGACGCTATAAGAAGCGCCAAAGCCAATCCTATAAGTCCATAATTAAATTCCTCTTCTCTCTTTTTCTGCTTTATCACTTTTTTCTTCTTTTGTTCTTTTTTCTCTTCCTTCTTTTGAACTCTCTTTTCTTTCTCTGCTACTTTCTCTTCTTTCTTCTCTTTCTTTGGCTCTTCTTGTTTTTGCTGTTGTTCTTTCTTCTGCTCTGCTTTCTCTTCTTGCTTAGTCTCTGTTTTTTGTTCTTCTTTCTTTTGTTCTTGCTCAGTTTCTTGTTTCTTTTCTTCTTCCTTCTTTTCAGAAGCTTGACTCATCAGAAATAGACTCGAATTTAGAGTTTAAAAAAAATCATGAGTATTATTTTTCAGTAATTAAAGGTAGCTCTGCAATTTCTTCCCTAATTACTCTAATTTTCATTTCAATTTCGTTCTCATATACATCAAAATCGTCGTCATATTGTTTTAAAGAGTCTATCACCTCTTGCACCTCATTCAAAATGCTCATTATCCTTACACTATAATAATAAGCAGTTATTCCCTTTTTCCCGCCTTGTTCTGCTTTTTTCTGCTCTTCACTTAACGCCTGTCCTAAATACCTTTGAATAGAATAAAGTTTGGGAAGATACTTCTCTCTTGCTTCTTTGGCTTTCATATTTTTCCCTCTACTTTAGACTCTATGTTAGATAATATAAAAATATTATCGTTCATGTTTCTCACTTAGATTCTATTCTAAACTCTAGCGTAGACTTTATAATTGCACTGAGCTAACTGAAAGTATGAAAGTCAGAAAGTACATGCGTATCAATTATTATATCATATTGAAAGTGTTAGTACTAAATGGATCGCGTTTAGAAAAGAAACGACTAAGGAGCGAGATATTGAAGAGATTTGACGTAGACATTTCTGATGGCGTGTTATATCCGCTTATTGATGGACTAATTGACGATAATATAATAAGAGAAGAAGAGAGTAGTGAGGGGAAAGTTCTTTATTTAACAGAAAAAGGTATGAAAGAATTTGAAGAGTTACATGAATTTTTCAAAAAAATAGTATGCTAACGAAGTTTGCAAAAAAGACATTGCGGTTTTTCTTCATTAAAAATAATACATCTGTTTTCTACATAATATTTACATACTGGAATTCTTAACGCGTAATTTAAAAGTAGTTCACTTACTTGCTTTTGGCTTAAGCCTGTCAATTGCCTAATTCTCTCAATTTCTGAAACCAGCTTTTCGCCTTCTATATCGATTCTCATTGTCCCTCATCCAGTAATTTCTTTAGAGCGAGTTTTAATGTGCCTAATTTACTTTCAATGCCATACTTCTGCTTTGCTATCTCTTGAGCTTTCGTGAGAAGCCCGTAAGTGTCTTCATCTAAAGGAAACGTCTTATATATCTTCTTACCTTTTGCCATTTTTTTCACCTCATGAAATTCAAGATTCCTTCTTTCTTTTTCTTGTTAATAATGTAGCTTAGTAAAACTCTGCCATAACTGCAGTTATACTTTTGCGCCAAAGCCCTCAACCTCTCTAAGTTACTATCTCTTACATATACTTTTCCTAGCCAAAACTTCTTATTCCATACAATTTCTATTTCGTTCGCCTTCTCAACGTCTTCAATTAACTGAGATATGGCTAAATGAAGAGCATCTTTTTTGTTCCCTATCATCTTCCTCCTTCGGTAAATCTCTTCAATGACTTCCGCCGGCATGAAGACTTTCTTACCCAATCGTTATCCCCTCCTTCTCTAAATATTTAGCTATCTTAGAATGAATTATGTCTGTTCTACTTACTCCCTTTTGTTTAGCTAGTTCATCTATCATTTTAATTTCATTATATTTTGCTCGAAAACTTACTACTCTTCCTGATCCGAGATGCTTTATTCCATCAATTTCTTCCTCTAGAGCTTCTCTTATAATGTCTGACGTAGTTTTTCCTTGCTTCTTAGCTATTTCTTCAATTAATTTTGCCATTTCTCTTTTTATCTTAAATGAGACTGTTACTGTACAATCTGTTTCTATTTCAAATTCGTTTTCATTTATCTTTTTCACGTTTTTGAACGAGAGGTAGACTTTCATTTCTTTTCCCTCTATTATAGAGTCTAACTCAGAGTAAAAAATATTACCATTACTTTTTCAGCATCGCTTTAGCAAGTAGTTTAAAACTCTCTGCTATCTCTTTGCCTGTCTTTATTGCATCGTCTATGCTCTCATAGACTTTCTTCTTATCTTCTTCTGTTGGTGATACTAATTTAGCGAAATCGTTCATTACATTTTTCATGTCATCTACCTTCTTACTGAATAATTGCGCTTTCTCGTTAAGTTCTTCGTATATCTGAACAATCTTCAATTCATTAAGTAGTTTCTTCTTCTGTTCTTCTAGCGCTTTTATTTCATCTTTTATCTTAGCTAACTTAAGTTCTGCTTTTATCGCTTCCTCTGTCATGATCTCTTGACTGTTATTTCTAACGAAGCATTTAGCACATAGAACTTTATGGCTTTCCGGATCGAAGTAGCAGATCTCTCCAAGTCGAATTTGTTTATTACACTGAACACATCTAGCGTTTTCATATTTGTTCTTTATCTCTTTTAATGATATAGCATTCTTCTTTACTGCTTCTTTTTGCGCTTGATGATAATAATTAACTAGAAACGCGATAGTTTGCTTAAGATCTACATTTCCGTCTTCATCCTTGATGTTATTACTAAATCCTATTTCTAACAGCTGTTTCTTTAACTTTTCTCCTAACCAAATCGTATCAGCCATTTTGCTCTCCCTTTTGCTTTTCTAGCATTCTCTTGAAATCTTCTATGTCTCTTTTTACTTTCTCAGCGCGATGTAATTGCATTTTTAATTTCTTTATTCTTTTATTGAGATGTTGAATAGTATGATCTAATATTGCGATACGATCATATGTCATATATCCGCATGTGCATACGTATATATTCTTATCATCATCAGGCAAGTCCTAACACCTAATTTTTTCTAATTCCTTCTTTAATTGTTCATATCGCGTCTCGATTTCCTTATGATTTATGAAATGTTCAAAGAATTTTGTGAAGTCGTTTGTAGTGAATCCACAATTACACCTATATATATTGTATATTTTTTCAATTTTGGTCATTTTCCCTCCCTAGATTGGAGCTATTAGATAGATTTTGTACATTTCAAACACGCTATAATCATCGTATATTCTTAGTTTAAGTGAATATATTGTATCATGTTGAACCATTGCGCCTAACCATACATCTCCGTTGTATATTCTGAAGTCTGTTATTACATAATCAAATAATGTCGCATCAGTTGCTATACCGAAATAATTTAGTATCTTTAGAAGATCAGACGGATATTTGAATTGTGCATATACCTTTAAATATTCTTTTAATCTCTTGTCCTTTATCTTGTCGATCAATTTCATTGCTTCTTTTTCATTTGATTTTTCAGTTAGCCTGATCAGCCAAATATTCAAGCCCTTTCCCCTCCTATATATTGTAAAACTATGCTGTCTTGCTGAACTAGTTCTATTCTTCCTTCGTTCAGTTGAGTATTGTAGACTATTTGTAAAACGTACATTAATCCATCCATAATTATGCCTCCAATGTTTTGAAACACCACGCCTCTTTCCTCATAATTAGTAGTAACTTGAATTATCGCGTTTACCTTCCCCTCAGCTAGAGTTATCCCTAGCTTTTGAAAAATTAAAAGCAGTCTAAGATAATGAGGTTCTACCAAATAGGATCTGATAAGATCTGCTAGTTCTTTGTCCTTCATCTTTTGTAATACTTGGAGAATCTCGACTTCACTCATCCTTATTACCTCCCAATGTTTCGTAGCAATTCATAATTCCACCTCATAAAATGCTATTTTACCCTCTTCTAGCATTTTAGTTATTTCTTCTTGATTCAGAACCTTACCTTCCTCTAATCTCTGCGAAATCATTACCACTAAAGCTCTATCTCCTTTTTGTAACTTGACCTCTATCCTATTCTTTGTTATTATTGTTCCACAGAGTTTGTTTATTAGAT